ATGAAACATATTATACAATGTGGGAATTGCTTAGATCTTATTAAAGAGCAACCTGAAAAAAGTATTGACTTACTAGTGACATCCCCGCCATATTGGGCAAAAAGAGTCTATAACGGTGAAGATGAATTAGGAATGGAAGAAACTCCCGAGAAATATGTTAAAATTCTTGCAGACTATTTTGATGTTTTTAAACCGTATTTAAAAGATAGCTGTAATGTTTTTGTTAACATAGGGGATACATTTTTTGGCTCTGGAGCCGGAGCATGGAATAAATATGTTGATGAAGAAGGAAATATCACAGAATATCAAAAAGAGCGAAAAGAAAAATATTATACAACTAAACCATTACAACCCAAGATTAAACAAAATGGGAAATTATATCAGAATAAGCAAATGCTTCTAATTCCTTCCCGTTTTGCCATTGAAATGCAAGAAAGAGGATGGGTATTGCGCGATGATATAATTTGGCAAAAACCAAACAGGATACCCGCGAGTGTGACGGATCGTTTTAATAATACCTATGAACACGTATTTCATTTTGTAAAGAGTAAAAAATATTATTTTGATTTGGATTCAGTTAAGATTATGGGAGCAAACGGTAAACTAAAAAATCCTGGAGACGTGTGGTCGATTAATACGCAACCACTTAAGGGCAATCATACTGCAACGTTTCCAGAAGAGTTAGTAGAGAAAATTGTAAAATGCGGTGCTCCTGTAAACGGGGTGGTATATGACCCATTCACTGGAACTGGAACTACGTGGGTGGTATGTGATAGATTGGAACGTAAATTTATAGGGCATGAAATAAATCAAGAATTTTTTGATTTCGCGCATGAAAGATTTAAGCAAAGCAGGGAGTAAATATGGCTGAATATATACAAATAGGACATGATAGGCTATGCGATTGTAAACAGGGGTATTTGTCTTGCATCGAAGCTAAAATGTGGATGCGTAATCAAATAGGTGTGTGGGAATTTAAGTATGAATCAAGAGATGTGAGAGATAAAAAAGTACACCCAGCTGTTTTTCCTATTGCTATGGCACAAAGGGTAATAGAGCAGTTTACACATAAAGGTGAATTGGTTCTGGATCCTTTTGTAGGATCTGGAACTACAATGGTTGCGGCAGCAGATTTAGAAAGAAATGCTGTTGGTTTTGATTTGAAACAAGAATATGTAGAATTGGCAAATAAAAGAGTTGAAGAAAATCAACGAGAAGGCACTCAATGTTCGCAGTTAGCTTTTTGTGAGGATTCGAGAAATATAGCAAATTATATTGAACCTGGAACAGTTAAGTTGGTATTTACCTCTCCGCCGTATGCAAATATCCTTAATCGAGAAAGAAAGAATAAAAGTCGACGAGGAGACTTGAGAGAAAACGATCAATTTGGTAAAGTTGAGCAGTATAGCCAAGATACGAGAGATTTGGGAACTTTGCCAGCAGAACTGTTTGAAATTGCATTAGTCGAAGTATTTCAAAACATGAAACCTGTTTTTAATGAGAAGGCTCACATTCTTATAAACATAACAGATGCGTGGATAGATGGGAAAAGGGTACCCCTACATTTAAATGTTATTAATGCTATGCGTGCAGCGGGATATGAATTCAGAAATACAATAATCTGGGATAGACGTAATTTGGTGAATAGAATAGGTATATTTGGATGGCCAAGCAGTTATATTACAATGGGAACTACATTCGAATATATATTGGATTTTACTATATTACAGCCGGAAAAGCCTAAAAATAATAAAAAAAAGAACGTTACTGAATTTCAGTAACGTTCCTTTTTTATATGTCTAAACAGTATTGATACAAATTGTTTTTTTGATTTGATTTAATTCGAAATTTGGTACCGTGATTATGTCCAGTACGTGCATCGAAATCAACATAAATATGACCATCTTCTATTAAATCTATAAATCTTTCAAGTGTAGGATCAATATATACTTCAAATTCGTTATATTTAAAATATTCTATTCCATTCACTTTTTTTGTTTCGGCTTTTACATACATAAGATTATTCAACTTATCTATTAGTTTTTTTGATAAGTCATTGAAGGTCCAATACGGATTTGGTTGAATATCCCTTGAACCAACTTTAGAAAAAACAGCGTCACGCCATATTGCGTGTCTAGAATCAATTCTTGAAAAATCAAAATCAATAAAGATTATTTCATTATATCTATTTACGTTTACTTTGAATCCTCTATCGCTATAATTAACCGCATTAATTGTTTGTCTAAAACTGCTTTCATTTGAGGGATATGCATATCCAGCTTCTTGGTGTGGCCAGCCATATTTGGGTAATAGTATGCTGGGAACAATTCTAGACGCGCGAGGAAGTGGTTCGGAATGAAACAATGTCAATAGTGATGTTGTTTCAGCGCGCTGACTTTTAAGCTCCCATTCACCAAAATCAGGTAATTGCATATTGTTTTCTGCTACATCAAGTAAATCTTCAAGTGTATTTCCAACACCTCCAACATTTCCAGGTCGTTGATTGCGGATCCAACCTGAATCTTTAATTTCATATAAATACTTTTTTAATTTAACTAAATCTGATTCTCTCATATACTCACCCCATTGAATAATATTTTTATTAAATATATTTATTGTACCAAGATATACCAAAAAAGTACATGTATATTTCTATTAATACTAGACTTAATTTCTAACAATAAGTTTACTCTTATGCAATCTATAGATAGCTGAATTATGAAAAAAGAATGAAAAATGATATTATGTCACAAATATAAATTAAATATAAACAATGTTGATAAATATAAGAATCATATTACGAAATTATTCTTGACATATATTTCTTGAAGGTGTATTATATGGAAAAAGAATAAATACGCGGACATATTCTTGAAATATTTAAAGAATGTTAAAAATGGAGGTATAATATGAATGTAGAGGGTAAATTGATCTTGGATAACAGTGCACATAAGTATTCTGTGACGATGGATGGAAAACAACAAAAGATAACTATAGCACCATTCAATGATTTGAGTATAACCAGTGCCAATAATGTTGTTAATGATGCAAATGAAATAATCAAAACTAATTATAATTTTTATCAAACAATTAGAATGTATGAAGTTGCAGTTGCTCTTCCTGGGGTTACAAGATATTCGTTAAAAGCAATTGAAATAGTAATCAAATTATTGTATCAAAACGAATTAAACGACTATATTGAAAATAAAAAGAAGCAAGGAGAGCAGCCGGAAGTTTGTTTAGTAGTACTTAATATTGGTTGTACCTCAGCAGGAAAAACACTGGGTAATCTACACGCTCTTATTCCGGAAAAATATGTGAAAAAATTTTTGCCGCTAACAAGCATAAAAGAAAGTACTAATTTTACAATATATTACTATATGAATTGTATAAAAGGCATGTCTTTTGAAGAGTTTACATTAGAATTTCAGCTAAAGAGTAGTAATCACATTAGGGATGATATTAAGTCATTAATATTAGAGGCTATTCAAGAGATATTTGATACAATAAAAACAGAAATAAAGCATGAGAAGAGTGATGATGTTTTGTGGAATAATGCTTTACAAGCAGGCCAAGAAAGAATAAAGGTTAATAAAAATAAAACCTTTGACCTTTCTAGCTCGATTGAACTTAATGATATAAAAGAGATTTTAGAAACAATAGTGCTTAAAGCTGTAAAAGAATATGCAACCCAAAGCTCATCATATAATAGGTTTTCGGATGAACAAATTAAGAATGGAATTATTAGTGATATAAGAGAAGATGTTTTCAAAATTGGAGTTGATGAACTAGCATACATAATATGTAAGCTTGAAAAATTTATATGTTTATTAGAAGATATTGAACGACAGCTAGTAGAACTCGTTAATAAATTTGAGACACTATATGGGGTAACTCTTGGTGATGGTGGTAAAGCTACTATAAGAAAGGAATTTAATAATTTAGATACTAAAAAGTTAATTTCAAATGTATTTGGAGACAAAAAGCAAAGGAAGGATCCGGAATATTTTTCTATAGATGTTTTAGTGCAAGAAGCTAAAATATATATAAATAATGATAAAGTCAATGATGGGAAACAATTGATTATAGTCGACGGATTAGGAATAAATCAAGGACAAATTACCAAGGGGCTAGAAAAACAAGAAGCTTATAATAGAGTCCATAGGTCGATTCAGATGTGCAATCCAGACATTATTGTTTATAATACCAGAATTGATAACAAGGATGACTATATTGTAGATGTATTAAAAGATTTGAGTGAGCAAGGATATAAGAACAGCGTATTCGTTACGTATAGTAGAATAGACGAGGTATTAGAATCTTATTGCGAGGATGGAGATATTGATATTAGTGATATTTCAGAACAAGAATTTGATGAATTTGAGAGATACATTGACACGGAGTATATAGAAAAAGAATTGATATCACTCAAAACTGTAACAAAAGATAAAGTATTCTTGTGTGACAAACCATGTAAATTAAGAAAATACGATAACAACTATTTTTTAAAGTATGCACCTGAGCAAGTTCTTAAAAAAGTATTAGATATTTTTGTTCTTGGCGAAAACTCAAAAAAATTACAGTTGGAAGGAATTAAGGTTACGAATACTTTGCAAGCTTTAGATGATTGTAATATATTTAATAATGCTTTTAAAGCATTTATAGATAGTATAGATGAGATGGTTCCAATGCAATACCAAAAATTAAGATGGAATACATTGGAATGCGCAATTAGAGATTTATATTATGATGGTATGGGATTTTCGAGTCTCTGCCCAAGCTTGACATTGAAGTATTGTTTCGCGCAATTGTTGAATTGTGACGAAGTTAAGAATGCTTTAAATGACGATTATGATAGAGTTTTAAAATTACTTTTAAATGAGTGGATAAGCATTGCACAAGTACTTATGGTTACATGCTATAAGGTAGATTATTCTAAACTGCTAAATATGCGTTACGATAATAGTTTGAGAATGATGAGAATGCTTACATTAACAGATGAAAGAAAATATGTTGTGAAAAACATTCTTTCGACTTGTTTTAAGAACGGAACATTAATGGGGCCAGAAGTGTTTAGAAGAGTTACGGAATATGTGCTAAAAAACATAAATCAGTAGAATTATAATAAATTATAGTCTGTAACAGACAGGGCGCAGCGTTGGTTATAGAGGATATGCTGCGGTAGAAACACTAATACTACTATACTATTATTTGACATCAGAATTAGTAAATCATTGCAATGATGAGCGCTGCGCTAAGAAATGAGAAAAGGAAAAATTATTGCCATTCCATATTTAATGGAAAAAACCGTCGAATTGTTAATTAAAATGGAAAATATATCAAAAATAACCGGTAGCAGCGCTTGACAAAATGAAAAAAATGGAATATAGTATTTTTAAAATATAGAGCGCTGCGGCAAATAGCAGCGATAAGGAGAAGCGTATGAAAGTTAATAAAGAGTTAGTAAAAGCGGCTGAATTTAATCCTACTAAGAATACAAAACAAATGACAATAATTGATATGTGTCGAATGATTGAAAAAGAAGAGGTATCCTTACCATTATATCAAAGAGATATTAGCTGGACCTTAGAAAAATCTATAGCTCTATTTAACTATCAACTTATCGGAAAAGCACCTGTATCTCCAATATCAATGAATATCATTAAAAATCTCGATAATTATGTACCGCAGGTTTCTTTTATTAATAGAGAAATCGTACAAATAATGAGAGGGCAATACTCAGTTGCTGACGGACAACAAAGATTAACAACAAATTATAGAGCATATATAAATGATGAAGAGTTTAGGAGTGTTGCATTGGACATATCGATTGGAAAATTTACGCTAGTCAATGGTAGAATAAAAGATAATCAAATCCCGGTCGGAGTTTTATTTAATAAAGAAGATATAATATTTTTTGATTTTGTAAATGCTAGTAAATATTTAAAAGAAGATATGGTAAAGAATTTATTATTAAAAATTCGTAGTAAGATACAACAATATTCTTATACAATTAATCTTGCAGAAGATTTAACGGAAGATGAACAGATCGAATGGTTTGAGGTTCTAAATAATGCAGGTAGTAGAGTTAGTATATTACAGATGAGATTTTCGAAACTTAAAGCACATGGTATAGATATATATGTACAATATACAAGTAAGTTTAAAAATAAATTAATAGATTTAGACTATGATTTCTTTAGTCCGCAGAAAACAGGTGTTTCATATCCAATTGCTGCCTTAAATTCTGCATATGAAGTTGTTACTGGAAAACTACATACGGATGGATATGCACCAATACCATCAGATACAAAGGAAAATCAACTATGCAGTTTGGAACCCGATGATTTAGTTAAGTGTTTTGCTTTGACTTTGGAAGCATTAGATAAAACATTACATTTTATTGAAGATAATAGTCTCCCAGATCCAGATAGAATTGATTATATAAACTATTTAACTGGTTATTTTGTTTTCAATCCTGGAAACATAGACCAAAACACTAAAGAAGCATTAATTGACTGGTATAATAACATCGACTTTATCAATCTTAGTAATTCTAAGCGTAGAACAGAGTTTTCAAAACTACTTAAAATTTAAATTAAGTTTTATATCCTTGATGACAAAGGATGAAGAGAATCCCTGTGAAGTGCAACGGTTATGGAAGGCTGACGATAGTTTTTGACCTACTCAAGGCATCGAGTGAGCTTTTGGTAATTTTGCTTAAGGAGGAGATTTATGGATATATATTCGTTTTCTAAGGTTTATGAGTGCTATTGCCAAATGACAAAAAATGAAAAGGCCCCAGAGGAAAGCAAGTTGAGAGATAAGCTGGCAGAAATTATCGACGCAGTAGGTATCGATAAAGATATACTGAAAGCCAAAGACAAAATGAAAGCTGTCGATGGAAAAACAATCAAAGGTAGCGCTTATGCAGTTCCTGAGAATTCAATTAATTTTCTGGCGGAAGTTATATTGAAATATACTTCAACAGATTTCAAATTGCTAAGACAAGCTGAGTTTTTAGATATGTCAGTGGAAGAAATGCAGTTTTTAATTGATGGTTTTATTAGGTTCCTGATTGGCCGAGGTTATTCGAATGATGAAATGATAAAACAGCATAATTTAATGGATCGCCGGCTTCATTACAAAGTTCGACTATCGGAGAGAGCTTTGGATGAGGTGCTCGCGAAAACTAAGGAGTTGGCCAGGGAGTATGAAACTAATGAAATCAATTTCAATTATGATGACAGAGTATATTTTGTAAGATATATGGCTTGTTCTATTGAGGCTACCAATAACCATATTTCTGCTGTTCAATCTGCTTATGTAGATACAAGAAGCGATGAAATCTCAGATATGGCTTTTGAGGAGTGCAACAAAGAAACACCATATGAGTCAAACGTTCGTATTTCAAAAGAAATGCAGTTTTTAGATACATTAGAGAAGGATGCTGAATATCAGAAGTTGCTAAGAGAGCAGGAAAAGATAGTTGCAGAGAGAGATTTTGTTAAGCTCAAGCAGGGGCGTTATAACAAAAACGCAGAAAAAATGGAACAGATACGGATAGAACATCAGATAGAATTGTTTGGTGAACGTTTACCGGAGGAGGACAATAGTCCAATTATAGTAAAACATCCAATGGATGTACTTAGGGAAGCGGTAGAATTTGTTGAAGAAAATCGTACAGATAATATAAAACGAGAGATTAAGGAGGTTAATAAGACTCCAGAAGATATAGAAAAAGAAAAGCAACAGTGGGAAGCTGTCAGAGAGTTTCTTGAATCAAAAGGCCATAGATTTGACCTTCCCAATACAGATAATGAAGAGGAGGAAATTTTCGTGACGAGTAATTTGGCTTATAAAGTTAAAGGAATGATTAAATTCCCATGCTGTAAGAAAGAAAAGATTATCGTATACGAAGGCGCTGAGGGACGAAGTTCCAATAAATGTCCGCGATGTGGTAAGTATGCGCTATTTGATTTTGATAAAATGACATCAGAACCAGCAGAAGTTGCCAGAGGGGTATCGCATAAGTTTAAAATAGAATAAGGCATATCACTGAGCCAATAGGGTTCCTAAGTAGAACACCATCGTGCCAGGGTATGAGGACAAGCTGTAGTTTATTTAACTACAATTTGTTTTCATATCCTGGCGCTTCTTAATTTTCAAAACATAAGTTCGGCCCTGAAAAATGTTTATGGAATTGGTTTTTATCTATTAATGTGGATTTTGTAAGATATTATCGAGGGAACAGTTTATCGATAAAGTTAGAAAAATAGAAAGGAGGGACAGCATCATGGATAACAAGCGTATTACATATTATTGTCCATATTCTGCAACATGTAAGCTACATAAGAATTGTCATGTCCTTACGACGGCAACAGAGCTTTCAGTACCAATTACGGTCTGGCAGTTATGCGTTGCAGAAGGTAAAAACCCAGATGGTACTAAAAAGGAAATCCAGGTAATCATTGGCACTGCAGCGTAATGATACGTAAAAAAATAACTTTATAACCGAGTGACTCGCAAGAAAGCCGCCCAGACGCGCTATGTTGCAGGACTCAATGAAACGGAACCAACCGTTTATTGAATTCTGCAAAAATAGTAATTCGGGTGGCTTTCTTTAGTTACGCCATTTTTGGCTCCGTTTCGATTCAGGGAAAATCGAAAGGAGAACTAAGAATGGTAATAAGATATGAATTTGCTGAAGGAGCAACGGTAGAAATTGAGGTGGATGATTCAATAGGAGAAGTAATTATCGAAATTGAAAAACAAGAGTATAACAAAAATCGCGCAGAGACAAGGCGCCACAATTCTATTGAAAAAATGGAAGAAGAGGAGTTTGCACAGTTCGTTGATCAAAAACAAAACGTGGAGACTGATGTAGAAACCTCTATAAGAAATGACAATCTCTATGCTGCGATTTCGCAGCTTACCTCAGAACAACAAGAATTAGTACAAAAAGTATATTTTGAAGATCAAACACTTACCCAGATTGCCAAACAAGATGGTGTGAGCGTAGCTGCTATTTCCAACCGTTTAAAGAAGATACAAAACAGATTAAAAAAAATATTAGCGTAGGGGGTTAAATAGCTTATTTCTCGTGGCTTTATATTAGAGGGATTGATAAAGACCTCAATAAGTCAAGGAGGTGGAAGCTATGAAAACTGTAAGAATTACGGTTTCCGGCAATGAACCAACCAAAATTGTATTAGCAAGAAAAGATCCTGAAAAGGAAAATGCTAAAACACAATTTGTTGGATTTATGGCAGAGAAATTGGCAGCAGGAAAATCCAGTATAAGAAAGCCTTAATGAAACCGGAAGATGAGGTAAAGAGACGTGAAGAAAAAAATGGTTTATGTAGCCAGTCCCGTCAAAGGGGACCTACTGGTAAATCTAGAAAGAGCTAAGGTCTATTGCCGGTATGCAATTATGCAAGAAGTGCTTCCGGTAGTACCGCACCTAATGTATTCGGGTTCCTTAAATGATGAAGAACCCTTAGAAAGAGATATTGGAATGGGGTTAGGAATTCAATTGCTTAGTATGTGCGATGAATTATGGGTATTTGGTCAGTTCATATCAGAAGGTATGTTGGCTGAAATCGAGAGTGCAAAACAAAATGATATACCTATTCGCTATATCAAGGATATCTAAAAATTACAATTAGCAGCATTATTATACGCTGCTAACGAAATCTGGGAGGACTTTAGTTATGAAACGAAACGATATCGTTTTTCTTAAATGCAGTGCAGTAGAATCAAACGGGAGTGTACAGAACTTTGATCGCCCAGCGGTTATTATTCAGAACAATATGGGTAATGAACATTCAACCACCCTGATTGTTGCCTATTTAACATCACAAATCAAACGTATGGATATGCCAACACATGTAGTTTTGTCAGGATATCAGCTTTATAAACCTAGCATGCTTATGGCAGAACAAATCGCTACGGTTTCAAAGTCGGATGTGGTTGCAGTAATAGACCATCTACGTCCCGAAGATGTTGCAAAAGTAAATTATGCAATCTTTTCAAGCCTTGATTTACAAGAGGTTAGCTAAGTTTGGTAAAGAAATGGAGGATATGAAGTATGACGCAATTGCAGTTGATGAAAGACCTGGCAGCTAGCATTAAAGTAATATCGGTAACTTTGGATAATTTTGTTAAAGAGCAAGAGTCAGGTAAAGTAGAAGTAGGTGCAACACCGCCGGTAGAGGATAGGAATGCAACAGTACCGGAAGAGAAAAAAGCAGTCATTACGGTAGAAAAGGTTCGTGCAGTACTGGCGGAGTTATCCAGAAACGGTCACCAGCCGGAGGTGAAAGCTTTAATTACAAAGTATGGTGCCGATAAGCTTACTGCCTTAAATCCAGATTGCTTCGAGGAGCTCTTAAAAGAAGCGGAGGCGATTTGATGGCACTTCATGCATTATTATCAGCATCCGGAGCACATCGCTGGATGGAATGTACTCCTTCAGCAACATTAGAAAAGTCCTTTCAAGACCAAGGCAGCAGTTTTGCTGCCGAAGGGACTGCAGCTCATGAACTGTCAGAGCATAAGCTTCGTAAGTTTTTAAAGCAGCGGTCAAAGAAGCCGGTATCAGAGTATGATTCCGATGAACTGGATGAATATACCGGCATCTATGTTGACTATGCCACAGAACTTATCACTAGAGTTCGAGATAGTTGCCGGGACCCAATCATATTAGTGGAACAGAGATTAGACTTTTCGAATTATGTTCCGGAGGCATTTGGAACGGGCGACCTTGTTATTGTAGCCGATGGCACACTTTATATAGTTGATCTGAAGTATGGAAAAGGCGTTCCGGTGTCTGCGGAAGAAAATCCACAATTGATGCTTTATGCACTTGGGGCATTGAACCTCTTTGGTTTTCTTTATGATATCAATAAAGTGAGCATGACAATTGTACAGCCAAGACTGGAGTCAATCTCAACCTATGAGATACCCGTAGAGGATCTTCTTTTATGGGCAGAGTATTGTCTGAAGCCAAAAGCACAGATGGCCATGAATGGCGAAGGTGAATTTGTTCCCGGAGAGCATTGCCGCTTCTGTAAAGCAAAAATAACTTGTAGGGCAAGAGCCGAGAGCTTCTTAGCACTTGCGCAGTATGAGTTCAAACAGCCGGAGCTTCTATTAGAAAATGAAATTGCAGAAGTATTAAAGGTTGCAGATAATTTAGCAAAATGGGCCGGTGATGTATACTCCTATGCTACTGATAAAGCAATACAGGAAGGTATCAACTGGCCAGGATACAAGCTGGTGGAAGGTCGTAGTAATCGCAAGTATGTTAGTGATGAAGAAGTAATTAAGGCAGCAAATATAGCCGGATACAGCGATATATTCAAAAAGTCGCTAATCGGTATAACCGAGATGGAAAAGCTTCTTGGTAAGAAACAGTTCAATAATATTTTAGGAAACTTGGTAGAAAAGCCAAAGGGCAAAATCACCTTGGTTCCCGAAACAGATAAAAGACAACCAATAATGTTAGAAAACACAGCGCAAGCTGAATTTAAGGAGGAAATTTAGTATGTACAAAAATTCGAATTCAACAAAGGTTATTACCGGTAAGGTTAGACTCAGTTATGCAAATGTTCATGAGCCTAAGAGTATCAATGGTTCAGATCCAAAGTATTCCGTTTCCATTATTATTCCAAAGTCAGATACAAAAACAATTGCAGCAATCAATGCAGCTGTAGAAGTTGCAAAAAAGGAAGGTATCAGCAAATTCGGTGGTAAAATTCCAGCTGGTTTAAAACTTCCATTAAGAGATGGCAGTATTGACAGACCGGACGATGAAGCATATCAAGATTGTTACTTTGTAAATGCCAACAGTAAAGATAAACCTCAGCTGGTGGATGCTCAGGTTAGACCAATCCTAGATCCGACCGAAGTATACTCGGGTTGCTATGGTCGAGTATCCATCACCTTCTATGCGTTCAATAGTAATGGAAATAGGGGAATTGCTTGTGGCTTAAACAATATTCAAAAGTTAGCAGATGGCGAGCCACTAAGTGGCAGAACTAAAGCAGAGGATGAATTTGACACAGCAGTAGAGGATGATTTCTTAAGCTAAGATATGAAAGTTGGGTGGTGGTGTAAACTGCCACCCTTTATGAGGTGAGAGCATGGCCTTATTAATTGATATAGAAACATATAGCGATATTGACCTGATTAAATGCGGGGTTTATGCCTATACCAATAGTCCTAACTTCGAAATACTCCTATTTGCTTATAGTATAGATGAAGGTCCGGTGCAGATTGTTGATCTGGCATCAGGTGAGCCATTACCAGATGCTATTATTTCTTTAATTCTTGATCCTACAATTACAAAAACAGCCTTTAATGCAAACTTTGAACGTACCTGCATTTCAAAATATCTGAATACGATATTGACAGTAGATGGTTGGAAATGCATAGCGGTCCAAGCAGCTATGCTGGCCTTACCTCTTTCCTTAGATGGTGTTGGTAAAGTATTAGGTTTAGATCAACAGAAGATGCAGGAAGGTAAAGAGTTAATCAAGTATTTCAGTGTGCCCTGTAAAGCAATAAAGGTAAATGGGGGAAGAAATAGAAATTTACCAGCAGATGCACCGGATAAGTGGGATACCTTCAAGAAATATTGTATTCGTGATGTGGAAGTAGAAATGGATATTGGAAGAAAACTTTGCCAGTTTCCTATACCGGAAAGAGAACTTGATTATTATAGCTTAGATCAAGAGATCAATGATCGTGGTGTATTGGTGGATATGAAGTTCGTAGAACAGGCAATTTTATGTGATAAGTTACAAACACAGGTTTCAACTCAAAAAGCGTATGAATTAACAGGACTTGATAATCCAAATTCAGTAGCGCAGTTAAAGGTATGGCTTGCGAGTAATGGATTAGAGGTTGATAGCCTATCAAAAAAAGTAGTTTCTGATCTGGTAAAAGAAGCAGATGGTGAAGTGGAAAAATTACTGAAGCTTCGATTACTAATGGCTAAAACATCCATAAAGAAATACGAGGCGATTGTAAGATGCGTTTGCAGTGATGGAAGAGTACGTGGATTGTTTCAATTTGCAGGCGCCTGTAGGACTTCAAGATGGGCCGGCAGATTAGTGCAATTGCAAAATTTACCTCAAAATCATATTGAAGATTTGTCACTTGCCAAAGAATTGGTAAAAAACGAACGATTTGAAGATATAGAGCTATTTTATGAGAGCACACCAAATATATTGTCGGAATTAATTAGAACAGCTTTTGTCCCAAAGAAAGGTAGCCGATTTATTGTATCGGATTTTTCTGCAATCGAAGCTCGAGTAATTGCATGGCTATCCGGAGAACAGTGGCGAATGGAAGTATTTAAAACTCATGGACGTATTTATGAAGCCTCGGCAAGCCAAATGTTTAAGGTACCGATCAATGAAATAAAAAAAGGTACCATATTAAGGCAAAAAGGAAAAATCGCAGAACTTGCATTAGGATATGGCGGCGCTTGTGGTGCGTTGGCAGCAATGGGTGCGCTCGACATGGGTCTAAAAGAGGAAGAATTGCAGCCGCTTGTTACAGCCTGGAGAAATGCAAATGTAAATATTACTGCTTTTTGGTGGGACGTAGATAGTGCAGCATTGAATGCTGTAAAAAACCGTACAAGGGTAGTACTAAGAAATCTGACCTTTGAATATCGGAGTGGTATTTTATTTATTAAGCTCCCGTCCGGTAGGCATCTTTCTTATATAAAACCTCGGATTGAAGTAAACCGATTTGGACGAGAAGGCCTTACCTATGAGGGGCTTGGAGAAAACAAGAAATGGCAACGCATAGAAACCTATGGTCCGAAGCTCGTCGAGAATATTGTACAGGCAACATCAAGGGATCTTTTAGCTGAGGCGATGCTTCGAGTAACAAAAGCGGGCTATCCAATTGTAATGCATGTGCATGATGAAATCATTGCAGAGGTAGAAACTGAAAAAGGATCGGTTGATGAAATGAGCAGTATCATGGCAGAAGAGGTACCTTGGGCAAAAGGTTTGCCGCTTCGCGCAGATGGGTATGAATGCAGCTTTTATCAGAAAGATTAGGAGGAGAGCACTATGGTATTTAAAGTATCAGTCGGCAATAGCAGAATGGATAAAGTATGGAAAGCCAGAGAGATGTCCTGGGAAGATTTTATTCTAAAAGTAAGTAATACCGTTCGTACCAGTGAAACAGTGGAGGAATATAAGAAATTAGGAAAAGCAAAACAAGATGCCATTAAAGATACTGGGGGCTTTGTTGCCGGTAGTCTGAAGGGCGGTCGTAGAAAAGCAGACTGCGTAATTACAAGGTCCATGTTAACGCTCGACATGGATTATGCAGGAGAAGATATCTGGCAGCAGGTTACAATGTTTAATGATTTTGCATGTTGTATTTATTCCACTCATAAGCATACACCGGAGAAACCAAGAATTCGGTTGATTATTCCTCTAAAAAGAGAAATATCTCCGGATGAATATATGGCAGTAGCAAGAAAAGTGGCAGAAGATATCGGGATGGATCAGTTTGATGATACGACCTATGAACCTTCGAGGCTGATGTACTGGCCCTCAACTTCGGCTGATGGAGAGTTTATCTTTGAAAAGCAGGAAGGGGATTATTTAGATCCGGATACAATCCTAAACAAATATAAAAACTGGCATGACAGTAGTGAGTGGCCAGTTTCTTCCAGGCAAGAAACTATAATGCAGCGAGCAGTTAAGAAACAGGCGGATCCATTAACTAAGCCAGGAATTGTGGGTGCCTTCTGCAGAACTTATACCATGACAGAAGCGATTACCACATTTCTTTCAGATATTTATCAACCGAGCTTAATGGAAGGCAGGTTTGATTATGCTTTGGCAGATTCTACAGCCGGAGTGGTTCTTTATGAGCAAGATAAGTTTTGTTACTCAAATCATGCAACGGATCCAGCAAGCAGTAAACTATGCAACGCATTCGATATTGTTAGGTTGCAAAAGTTCGGTGAGCTGGATGATAAAAGCTCGCCAGATACGGATGCTTCTAAGCTGCCTTCCTTCAAAGCAATGCAAGACTTTTGCATTAATGACGATAAGGTGAAGCTACAGCTTGCAAAAGAAAGAGAATTGCAAGCATCTAATGACTTCGAAGTAGATGATGAAAACTGGCAAGCCAGATTAGAGCTAAATAAAGATGGTGGCATAAAGGATACCTTATCAAACATCGTTGAGATATTACGACACGATACCCGATTGCAATCCATCGCATTTAACGAACACCGTAATGGGATTGATATTCGTAATAGTGAAGAAATTCCATGGACACCTCTTAAGGAAGGCTGGAGTGACTCGGATCTTGCAGCAGCAAAGGTATATTTTGATCGCGTTTATAAGCTATGGTCACCATCGAAGTTTAAAGATGCACTAGTTGCGGTTTCAGCTGAAAGAGCATTTCATCCCATTAAAGAGTATTTCGATACTCTCCCGGAGTGGAATGGTGTCGAGAGAATGGATCGATTACTTATAGACTACCTTGGCGCAGAGGATAACTCCTATACAAGAGCCGTGATTAGAAAAACATTGGTCGCAGCGGTAGCTCGAATTTACGCACCTGGTACTAAGTTTGATTATATCTTAGTTCTTAATGGGCCGCAGGGAATTGGTAAATCAACGTTCTTTTCAAGACTCGGTGGCAGATGGTTTTCAGATTCGCTTACCATCTCAGATATGCGAGATAAAGCTGCGGCAGAAAAGCTTCAAGGATATTGGATATTAGAACTTGGGGAGCTGGCCGGAATTAAGAAAATGGATGTAGAAACAGTAAAATCATTTATCAGTAGAACCGATGATAAGTACCGCGCCGCTTATGGCACAGTGGTTGAGAGCCATCCACGCCAATGTGTCATTGTTGGAAGTACGAACTCAACCGGCGGATTTTTACGTGATATCACGGGTAACCGTAGGTTCTGGCCTGTATTTGTCAGTGGCGCTGGTACTCTTAAACCTTGGCAACTGACGCATGTAGATCAAATATGGGCGGAAGCAATAGATAGATATAAGGCTGGCGAAGATTTAGTATTAACAGGAGAAGATGCAGAGATCGCCTATTTGCAACAGCAAGACGCAATGGAGAATGATGACCGAGAAGGGTTAGTAAGAGATTATTTGGTAAAATTGCTACCGGATAACTGGAGAAGCATGGATATATCAGAGCGAAGAGCATTTTTAGCTGGTAATGAGTTCGGTCAATCAGGTATTGTTGGCTCTGTGAAAAGAGATAAAGTTTGCACAATGGAAATCTGGTGTGAATGTTTTTGCAAAGATGCTTCTAATATGAAGAAAACAGAAGCGTATGAGCTAAATGCCATTATGTCAAAGATTGAGGGTTGGAAAAAGTATGAAGGAAATAAGAGCGGTCGAGTCAAGTTTCCAATCTATGGTTCGCAAAATGCTTATTCGTACAAAGGTGATTAAGTGAAAAGGGGGGTGCACCGATAGGTGGTGAACAAGGGTGGGCTAAAAAGTATACGAGCACTTTTCTAGTCCACCGCATGAAACACTTATAAATACTAAGAAAAACAGTGTTAGGTGATTAAGTATTTAAGATTTGCTATATGAAGTAATAGAAATAGTAATAAAAGAGTAAATTGTGCATGAATACGTATATATACCCGCGTAAGAGAATTTTATCCTTTGAACACTTTCAATAGAACACCTTTTGAAGGAGGCGATGAGATGCTAGAACGAGACATTGAAAAAGCATTGGTGAGACAGGTAAGACAAAGAGGTGGCATAGCACTTAAGTTTGTATCACCTGGTTACGATGGTGTGCCAGATAGAATTGTTTTATTTCCAAAAGGGAAGGTTGCTTTTATTGAACTGAAAGCACCGGGAAAGAAGATGAGAGCATTGCAAATAAAAAGAAAAGAGCAATTAGAAACATTGGGTTTTTCGGTTTATTGCATTGATGATACAAGAATGATTGGAGGAGTGTTGGATGAAATACAATGCACATAATTATCAGACATATGCCAAAGAGTTTATTATTACGAATCCGGCATGTGCCTTGCTTTTAGATATGGGATTAGGAAAAACGGTAATTACACTTACTGCACTTTTAGAATTGCTATTTGATTATTTTGAAATATCAAAGGTTCTTGTAATAGCGCCACTAAGAGTTGCTGAGGCTACTTGGAGTTGCGAGTGTGAGCGATGGGATCACCTAAGTGAGCTTAAGATATCAAAGGTTCTTGGCAGTGTAGAAAAAAGAAAAGAAGCCCTTCATAAAAAAGCAGATATTTATATCATTAACCGTGAAAATGTTGAATGGCTAATCAAAAGTAGCAATTTTAAGTATGACATGGTTGTGATCGACGAATTATCCAGCTTCAAATCCAATCAATCAAAACGATTTAAAGCGTTAAGAAAAGTAAGGCCTGAAGTGAAAAGAGTGATTGGGCTTACAGGAACACCTGCATCCAATGGACTAATGGATCTATGGAGTGAGATCAATCTAATTGATATGGGCGAAAGGCTCGGTGCACATATTGGAGGATATAGAGAACGTTACTTTATGCCTGATAAAAGAAAGCGAGATGTGGTTTTCTCTTATAAACCAAGGGATGGTGCGGAAGAAGCTATCTATAAAAAGATAGATGATATTTGTATCAGCATGAAAGCTGTTGATTACTTGGATATGCCAGAATGCATTTATAATACCATAGAAGTGCAACTTTCAGAAACAGAGAGAAAGCTTTACTTGCAGCTTGAAAGAGATATGATATTACCTTTTGCAGAGGGAGATATTGATGCAGTAAATGCAGCTGCGTTAAGCAATAAACTATTACAGCTATCCAACGGAGCAGTTTATGATGAAAACAAGAACGCCATCTTTATTCATGATAGAAAGCTGGACGCCTTAGAAGATCTGATTGAAGCTGCTAATGGAAAACCGCTCCTTATCTTTTATGCATTTAAGCATGACAAGGACCGGATCATACAGAGGTTTCATGCAAGAGTCATTGATACTAGTGAAGACATCAAAGACTGGAATGATGGAAAGATACCAATTGCCATCGTTCATCCGGCGTCAGCTGGGAGCGGGTTGAATTTGCAAATGGGTGGCTCAACAGCCATATGGTTTGGACTTACCTACAGTTTGGAATTTTACAGCCAAGCGAATGCAAGGCTATGGCGCCAGGGACAGAGAAATACAGTTGTCATATATCATATCGTAACAAAGGGAACAGTGGATGAGGATGTTCTTGCAGCGTTGGAGCGAAAAGATGTAACACAAGAAGCATTACTCGCAGCGATGAAAGCGAGGATAGGAGGAGAATAAATGCAGGAAGTGGAAGGAATCATTCGCGATTATCATAAAATGAAAAAGCAGCTTAATATAGCAAAATTCCAGTTAGAGCTCTTCTCCGGGATTAGTGAGAGTGATATCATTGAGTCTATGAGTTTTTCACATCCTGTTGGGGAGCGAGTGAGTGGAGGCGGGATTTCAGATAAGACTGCAAAAATTGCAATAAGCCTGGAAACACGTAAGGAACAAATGAATTCTGACTTATATGATTTCTATTATGGGGAATATAAGAGTTTGTCTGATAAGTTATCCTTTTTTGAATATGCATTAACACAGTTAAGCGATGATCTTCCCTGCATTATGTATGATCTTATGATTCAGAAATATCCTTGGGATGAACTATCAGCAAAGTATCATGTGAGTAAATCGATGATAGGGAAGTATCGGAAAAAGGCGGTTAGAGAACTTACGGATATTTACGAGGTAAGAGATAATCAAATGCTTCAGTACATGTTAAGTTAATATTGTTTCATAGTGGCTGGTCTTAGGACTGGCCATTATTTCGTTGGTGGGATTTAATACAAAGTCGTCATGATTTTTGATTTGCTGGATTGCGGATTTAACAGAATGGGAATAGCGGTGCTTATGGTAATATGAGTCTGACGAAGCATGTTTGTGATAAATTAAGATGGGAGCTGTATTTGAAAATGATTGTTTTCGAATGATCCAACAATGCTTTGTATTTTTTGATTGGATTTCGACATAGTCCTCTGTCTGTCTGATCATAGTAAAATATGATGATGATAGTAATTTATTATCTGGTTGATTGAACAATAAAAGATCCTCCTTGGAATGGTATTGTAGCCAGGTAGTCTTATGAATTGGTTTTGGAATGATTGTGGATTTACTAAGAGTAATGATCTTGAATAGAAGCGTAGATGGTTCCTTTAAGAATTTGACTGGCATTAATATGATTTATGGTCGTTTTATATCTGCTATAAAGAATGTTTAGTTCAGGTAATAAAATTTTTACCCCCTATTTACCCCCTTTCAAGCTACCCAAGCTATGGTTTTATTATAGCAGAGAGCGTTTCATTTGTGAAGTCCGTTTTAAGGGTTGAATCGTAGTAGATAAAGTGGAGATTGTTTTGGAAGTTTCCATGTGATAATATTAAGATGCAAAGAATTAGATATGGCTTTACAGGTAACCCTGTGAGGCCTTTTTCTTTGCCTTTTTATTATACAAACATAGGAGGCAAATACAGTGACGACCTATCAGGAAATGAGAATAAAAGAACTACGACTAAAAGGAATCGGTTACAAATCTATATCTTTGATGCTTGATATCAATCGTGACCAGGTTCGTTATTATTGTAAAAAGGCTGGGCTGGATGGAAACAAAGAAGAGCTTGCTGCAAAGATAGAGGAAGTAAAAAAGAATGGAGAAACGTGTGCCTATTGTGGAGAGATACTTATCCGGTCTAAGTATGCACCGAGCAAAAAGTTCTGTTGCGATCAATGCAGACGGGATTGGTGGAAAGAACATCCGGAAAAGAAAAAGAAATCAGTTGAAGCCAGTTACGTAAAAATATGTGCTCACTGCGGAAGACCATTTACGACCTATGGAAATAACAACAGAAAATATTGTGGTCATGATTGCTATATAAGAGATCGATTTTGGAGGGATGAGGATGGAATTTCAGAAGCTTAAAATAAATGATTTAATACCAGCAGCTTATAATCCAAGAAAGGATCTAAAGCCGGGAGTTCCTGAATTTGAAAAAATAAAACGGTCTATCGAAGAGTTTGGTTATGTGGAGCCTGTGATTGTAAACAGTGATATGACAATCATTGGTGGACACCAGAGGGCGAAAGTTTTAAGTGCCCTGGGTTATGAAGAGATTGATTGTGTAGTCATTGAAGTTGATAAGACAAAGGAAAAGGCTTTAAATATTGCTTTGAATAAGATTACAGGTGATTGGGACACTGCTTCACTTGCAACATTACTGGCTGAGCTTGATAAAGAAAGTTATAATATTGAGCTTACCGGTTTTGATTGGGATGAAGCAGAGAAACTACTAAAGACCCTTGATAAGGAAGACAATTCTAAGGATGATGAATATGAAATTGAAGTACCAGAAGAACCAATTTCTAAATTAGGTGATATATGGCAACTTGGTAGACACCGATTAATGTGTGGTGACTCTACCTTGAAAGAGGATATCAGTAAACTAACAGAAGGAAAAACAGTGGAGATGGTATTTACGGATCCACCTTGGAATGTGAATTATGGAGCAACCAATCACCCAAGCTGGAAATCCAGGACTATAAAAAATGACAGTATGAGTACTGAGGATTTTAAAGAGTTTATGGAGAAGTCTTTTGCACGAATGGCAGAAGCTATGGTTGTTGGTGGTATGGCTTATGTAGTTATGTCAGCACAGGAGTGGGGTTCTCTAATGCCAGCACTTGGGGATAATGGTTTTCATTGGTCGTCGACTATTATCTGGAACAAGGACAGATTGGTACTGAGTAGGAAAGATTATCATACCAGATATGAGCCGATGTGGTATGGTTGGAAAGATGGTGCACCAAGAATACATCCGCTTACCGATAGACAGCAATGTGATGTGTGGGATATACCAAGGCCGAGTAAGAGTGAAGAACATCCTACGATGAAGCCAGTGGAGCTGGTGCAAAGAGCAATCGAGAATAGTAGCAAACGAGGTAATTTTGTATTAGACCAGTTTGGTGGTAGTGGTACTACTTTGATAGCCAGTGAGAATGCCGGAAGAACCTGCTTTATGATGGAGCTGGATCCAAAATATGTGGATGTTATTGTGAACCGCTATATTGATAAGGTTGGTGGTTCCAGTGAAGTTTTTCTTTTAAGAGATGGAGAAAAGTTAGCATACGATAAAGTAGTGATTGACTAATATGCACTTTAGAGTGATGAATGAAGGAGGTGAAAACCATGGGTAGTAGAAAAGGTATTCCAAATAAAAAAGAAAGTAAATATGATACGGACATTTTACCACGTTTGTCTGACATTAAGGACTGGATTACCCAGGGTGACTCGGTTCGAGACATTTGTAAAAAACTATCTGTATCTCCAGATAGCTGGTACCGATATTGTAAAGAACACGAAACACTATCGGAACTTGTAAACATAGGCAAATCCCTGTTAAATCAAGATGTAGAAAAATCGCTTTTTAAGCTCTGCACCGGCTATGAGTATGAAGAGCTTAAAACGATAGTAGAGGAGGACAGGAGTGGTAAAAAGAGAACCAAGATTGAAAAGACAAAGAAACACCAGCCACCGTCGGCCCAGGCCATCTCCTTTTTTCTTCGTAATCGTTGCCCGGAGGAATGGTCAGATAAGAGAGAACTTATTGTTGACAGCTCTCAAAATGAACAGTCCAGGAAGGCATTATTCCTGCAAATCCTCACTGGTGAGCTGCCGGAGCCAGAAGATAATGAAGCATTGGAAGAGAATGATTTCGGAGATGATAGTTAGGAATGGAACTCATAACGGAATTAGTGTTATGTTATGAGTTTCTCTTGACTTAGGTGCTCTAAAGAGTGATTAATGTAGTACCAATACAAGGAGGTGCTACATTATGTTTGATTTAAGCGACTTTGAGCTATATCTGATGCGCGAAGAACGAAGTGATAATACGATTTCCTGCTATCTTCGGGATGTAAAAGGGTTTCTGGTTTGGTATGGAGAGGAAGCAAGGACTGTCAATGAATTTACCTTGATTGCTTATAAGAAACACCTGATAGCAACCGAGAAAACAATCATTACTTCCAACCGAAAGCTGGCCAGTGTGAATGCTTTTTGCAGATATTTATATGATGCTAGGATTATAAGAGAAGCTTATACGGTAAAGCTTACAAAGAACCGAGATAAAAGCCAATATAAGGGCGTTCCGGAGGATGGATTAAGGTTGATTCGAGAAGATATGTTGAATAGTAAGAATCAATTGCATATCTGTATTATTGAAGTTCTGCTTGGAACAGGGATACGAGTAAGTGAACTTGCTGGTCTTACCATTAATGACATTCATATCAGCGAGGATAGCAACTATTTACGTATCATTGGTAAGGGAACGGTAAATCGAACCATGCCACTTAACAAAGCGACGAGGGAAGCAATCGAAGAATATTTGAAAGTTAGGAAGGAAAGCAAGAGTGACAGGCTTTTGATTGGTCAGCGCGGTCCAGTAGGAAGAGGGGCCATATATCTTATATTAAAGCAATATGGTGAGAAGGAGCATGTGAAGACAACACCGCATATGCTGCGGCACTCCTTGGCTTATAATTTGATAAAGAATGGAACACCCATGACTACAATACAACAAATACTAGGTCATGAGAGTATACTCACCACGAACTTGTACTGCCAAACCACTGAGCAAGATAAGGTGGAAGCACTGGAAGCAATCGAGTGGTAATAGAATAGTGCAAACGAGCGATGCCTCAGGGTGTCGCTTTTTTAGTGCCATCCCCAGGGGCTCTTCTATCTCGAATAATGAGCCCGGTAGCTGAAGGTGCAGAAATTTTTACAGTATTTTTATGGGAAAGATTGAATGGAGGTGGGACTTTGGAAGAAGCACAAAGGCAGAATCTATTACTAATTGAATATATGAAGAAGTATTTTGATGAAGCAAGGATGGTGCAGCTAATCAAAGAGTTTTCATTTTCAGAACTCCGCCGATTAATGGGTGAGACCGATATAGAATTCTTTGCTCTTTGTTATTTCCCAAAGTACTTTGATCGAACTTTTGGTAGTTTTCATAAAGAGCTTTTCCAAGAGCTGAAATATATGCTGAACAATACCGGTCTTATTGAAGCCATCGGGCTTCCAAGAGAACATGGAAAGAGTACAATTAACTCATTCCTTTTTCCATTGTATTCTACGCTTTATAATAAGTCACAATTTACACTGATTATATCAGCCACAGAGCAGATAGCGCTTCCGTTCCTTGATATGATTAAGGATGAGTTGGAGAATAATCCACTTCTTATTGAGGACTTTGGTATATGTAAGGGTAACCGTTGGAATAACAACGAGATCTGGATTACTGGTAGAGGTATTGATGCCTGTATTATGATCCGAGGCATCGATGGCTCGCTTCGTGGTATTCATTTTAAACAATATCGGCCGCAGCTTGTATTACTCGATGATCTGCTTAAGGATGATACTGCAAAATCAGAAACAAAACGAGAGCAGGTAAAGAATACATTTACCGATGTGGTCATCCCGATTGGTACGAAAGACACCAATATTCTGGTGGTAGGAACAGTATTACATGAAGAAGATCTTATGGCAGAGCTTCTCAAAGGGAAGATACCGGGAGTGCGTAGTATTCGTAAATCTGCTGTAATTTGTTTTTCAGATCGAGACGATTTGTGGGGGGAATGGGAGCGGTTATATAATGACCTTAAGGATTTGGATCGCATTAATACCGCCAAAGCATACTTCGAAGATCATCAGGATGAAATGACAGATGGTATCGAAATATTATGGAATGAATATCTGGATTATTATTATTTGATGTGTAAGAAGCAGGCTATGGGTGAAAAGTCCTTTTATAAGGAGCTCCAAAATGATCCTCGTTCAACCGATGATTATATCTTTCAGAATATTTCTTATTGGGAGATCAGGCCAGAGTATGACGATTTAGAAATAGTGATGTATATTGATCCGGCAATTAAGGCTGGTAAGAAGAATGACTACTCGGCAGTCACGATACTTGGTAAGCATGATAAAACAGGTCAAATGTATGTAATCGATGGTCAGATATATAAGCTCCTTCCAGATGATTTATTCAAGTCCATTATTGATAAACTGCCATTATTCCCTATTGAGAAGATTGGTTTTGAGGCTACACAAGCACAGAGCTATATGAAACAAAAATTCGAAGAGAGCCTTTGGGATAATCAAATTTATATCCCTGTGGAGGAAGTAAACGCCAAAGGCCAGAAGCATGAAAGGATTATTACCTTAGAGCCAGATATCAAGAGGGGCTTCATTTTATTTAATCCGGCGAACGTCTCATATAATAATCAGGTAAGGGATTATAACAAAGGCGCCAAACACGATGATGCACCAGATAGTCTATATGGCGGAGTGCAGCTGGTGCAAGGAGTGCAGAAATTGAGATTTTTTAATAAAAATTTGCTTTTTTAATTTAAATAAGATGGTTTTAGGTTTTTAATGGCAAAATTCCTCAAAATACATTATAATGAAATGAAAATAGTAAATGTTTGGGGTGGCGATTATGAGTAATTACAAAATTCAATATATTTCTTATGATATTGATGAAGAATTTAATGGAGAAGGAATAACGCTAAGCACACTAGATGAGCCAAAATCTTTAGATGAGTTCACAGTTAATGTTATTGACTTATCTTCAGAAAAAATATGGTCTAATAAGAATTATGAAATTCGAGTACCAGATTATATTGATGAATTTGAGGCTTTAAATAAGATGATACAATATTCTAAAAGTGCTAGTGTTTTAATTATTTTACCACAAAATTGTGATTATAAATTCAATGCATCAGAGGAAAAAAATGGTATATATATTTACCATGATTGCACTGATATTAAGAGGCTTATTGGAACATGGTTTGAGGAATGGATTTCATACTTAGCTACATTGCCAAATAATATTTTAATATACGAGAATACAACATCTCGAATTAATAATTTAGATTATTCAGCTGCATTTCATTTTAATAACGATTTCACTTATGCAATTGATACGATACTAACAAAATCTAAAATCAGTAATAAGAATACAACAGTAAATATTAATAAGGTGTTTTTTACAACCCTAGAGGTGAATAATAATCAAGAATTAATAAACTTTTTAGACGGTATTAAGTTAATTCAATTGCAGGAGAAAGTCCCAGAATGGATAATTAATATGGATTTTTTTGATGATTTAAATCAAAAACTTCTAATTAAAGAAAAAGAGGATTTAATTAAACAAATCAATGAAACAATTTTGAATGCTCAAAATTGTTTAGTTAGAAATAATAGATACAAATCCATTCTCTATACAAATGGAGAGGAGCTTGTTACAGTCGTATTTGAAATACTGGAAGAAATGTTGAAATTTGATTTGTCAGAATTTAAGGATGAAAAAAAAGAAGATTTTTTAATTCCACTAGAGAATGTTACGTTTATAGGTGAAATTAAAGGTGTTACATCAAATATAAAGAGTGAACATATATCACAATTGGATGTACACTACCAAGGTTATATGGATAAGTTGGTAGAGAACGCTAAAAATGAAAATGTAAAGGCTATTTTGATTATGGATCATCAACGTACACAAGATATAAAGAATAGGCAACCAGTACATATCAATCAAATTAAATTAGCGGAAAGGAATGAAAGCCTGATTGTTGAAACGACTACGCTGCTTAAGCTGTTTGAGAAATATGTATCTGGGATGATTAACAGGGATGAAATTATTGAGCTTCTCGCTACTAAAACCGGATTACTTGAATTGTAATTATGTAAATAGCTGTGAATGATTATCTAAAGCCATCCATTGGGTGGCTTTTTCTATACCCATTTTTAGGAGGTGGTTGATTTGAAAGTAACAGAAGACCTCATTAAGCTTTGCCTTCATGAGCTGGATACACAGATTGCATATACGCAGAAATACAAGGATTATTACAATGGCAATCATGTAATATTATCAGATTACGATATGCAGGACAGCCGCAGTAATCGCAAATTAATATTTAACTTTCCACACAAGTTTGTGGATAACGAAACCGGATACCTGCTTGGTAAGCCGGTTAATTTTATCTCAAAAAAAGATAATCAGGCAGCAGTGGATTGCATTGATTTGAATACCTCCCATTGGGATAAGGAGCACAATATCAATCTTCGAAAGCAAAGTGAAATCTATGGAGAAAGCTATGAGCTTCATTATATCAATACCGACGGAGAGTTTTGTGCCACCGTATTAATACCGCTGAATTGCTATTGTTTAGAAGATGGCAGTGCTGAGAGAAATGTGGTGCTGGCACTGCATAAGTTTTTAAAGGCCTTTGTTGATGATGTTGAATTTCTAGATGTCTATACAGATAGTGAAATTCAGCATTATGAATTAAAAGATGGAGGTCTTACCTATACCGGAAAGCACCCACATATATTTGGCAGGGTTCCGGTGGTGATCTGCCCTGCAAATACGGAAAGAAAAAGTGGATTTGAGGATGTCGTTTCGCTCTTTGATGCCTATAATGCCATTAACTCAGATCTGGTTAATGAAATTGCAGATCATCGAAATGCCTATCTGGTTATTGAAAATGCCAAGTTGGAAGAGGAAGATTTAACAAAGATGAAAGCCATGGGTATTATCCAAGTTCCCAAAGGTGGTAAGGTTTCATGGCTTACCAAAGACATCAATGATAGCTTCGTGCAAAATGAGCTGGAAAATATCGAGCGTAAGATTTATGACATGATGGATGAGGTAAACTTCAATGAGAATTGGGCTGCAAATACATCTTCTTTAGCTCTTAGAAATAAGCTCCTTAATTTAGAAAATCGGGTATCCATGAGAGAAGCCTTTATGGAGAGAGTAATTAAGCAACGTGTACGAAACCTATTTTTCTTTATAAAGAAGAAACAGGGTGTTTCTTATGACTACAGGGATATTGTTGTGAAATTTACAAGAAACTTGCCTACTGATCTGGTAGGACTTGCAGATGTGATTGTGAAATTAAAAGAAGTCTGCTCGCAGGAAACCCTGCTTACTCTGTTGCCTTTTATTGAAAGTCCAACAGTTGAAATAAAGAAATATAAACAAGAACAGGCGTCATTGGTTTCTACGGAAGTTGATGGGGCGGATGATGGGGGTAATGAAGTATGAATTTTGAAGAAGTAAAGGCTTTCTTAGAAAGCAAAGAAGGCAAAACGAAAGAAGTCACAGCCTATTTACAGGGGTTAGTTCCAGTAACCGTTGCAGTGGTGGAGAGTTTTGTTGATACACCGGAGGGTAAGTCTTGGCTAGACTCTGCCAAGGATAAACATTTACAAAAAGGATTAGAAACCTGGAAGGCTAATAACCTGGATAATTTACTGGATGCTGAAATTAAGAAACGTTTTCCAGAAAAGGATCCAAAAGATGTAGAGATGGAAAAGTTGAAAAATGAGATTGAAATTATGAAGTCTTCCAAGGAAAAAGAAGCATTAACGAATAAGGCCATGAAGCTTGCCAGCGAGAAGGGATTACCTCTTGATTTGGTGGGCTTTTTTATTGGGGCTGATGAGGATAGTACTAACAAAAATCTCAAGGCTTTGGAGGATACCTATAATTCTTCCGTTCAAAAAGGCCTGGAAGCGAGATTAAAAACCGACGGATATACTCCACCTGCAGGTGGCGAAGGTGGTAAGTCCTTTGAGGATTTATCCATGGATGAGTATATCAAACAAAGACAGAAAGGATAAGTGATTAATTATGGGAAATACATTTTTAACACCAGGGATTATTGCAAAAGAAGCAATGATGCAATTAAGAGCGAATACGGTTATGGCCGGATTAGTTCACAGAGATTATTCAAAGGAGTTTGTAGCCGGAGTGGGAGATACGGTATCTATTCGTAAGCCCGCCACCTTTGAAGCAAAAGAATTCAACCGTACAACCGGTATTGATATTCAGGATGCAACAGAAGGCAGTGATTCTATCAAGCTGGATAAGCTATTAGATGTTTCCTTTGAAGTAACTACGGAGCAGCTAACTATGGACATTGCTGATTTCTCCAGTCAGTTATTGCAACCGGCGATGCAGAGCTTTGCACAGAAGATTGATTTGTATTTACTGGGACTATATAAAGATGTGGCAGCAGTATCCGGAACAGCGGGAACCACACCGTCCAGTATTCTTACCATTACCGATGCAAGACAGGTACTCAATGAGAATAAGGTGCCTTTAAGTATGAGAAGACTGGTGATTGACCCAGCAGCAGAGAACGGGTTCTTACAAATTCCAACCTTCCATGAAGCCGATAAGATTGGGGATAATGGTACAGCTATTAGGGAAGCATCTCTTGGAAGAAAGTTTGGGTTTGATATCTTTACCGATCAGAATGTTCTTAAGCATGTACCAGGCACACTTGCAGTTGGCGGAGGTACAAATCCGAAAATCTACCCTAAGGCTGCCACGACAAAGGGTGCTGCTTCTATCACGCTTAGTGTAAGTGGCGGCTCAAGC